AACCTCCCATTAAATCATTACATTCTTTCATAAAAAACTCAATAGTGTCTGCTTCAATAGAATCTAATCCATCTCTCATTTCTAATGTTTCAGCAAGAGTAATCATATGTTTCAAGATCTCTTGATCTCTACTGATTTCTCTACCACTTGGTAATGTAGTATCTTTAAATGGAAAAGGACTAATTCTTACTCTTCCTATTTGACCTTCATATCTACCTTGTGATTGATCATTATAGTCTCTAAAGAAACCTTCAAATGTATCACCAATTGGTGCAGTTTCTACGTGTAAATGTATATTATATGAATCAGCATCATACGGTGTTTGATCTAATGTAATAGAATTAATCTTTACTACATGGTTTCCTGGATCTAATACAGGCTTTATTCGTCCACTTCCTGCAGACATGTCTTTAGTATTTAACATATTTTTCTTTTTTAAATTTACTTCACTCATTTTTATTAATTTTCATATTCAATAATAGCATCTTTAACAACTTTTAATGAATTATCTATACGTGCATCAGCAAACATACCGTCTGGTGATTTACAAGTATTTTCTCCATTATTAACTGTTTCAAATACATAATTTAACTTATCATCTTCTCCTTTGACAACTTTACCAAAGAGAACTATAGAGAATAGACCTTCTAAAGTTAAAGTATTATCTATCATTTTACCAATAGTTTTTGCTTTAACTTTTCTATGTCCATTCACATCTGTTGATTCTTCTGAATGTGTCAAAAAGAATATATATAAATCATCTCTCATATCTTTAGGTAATTTAGCTACTTGAGCCAAATTAGCTGCAATTTGAGTAAACTTATCATATCCTTTTTCATTAGCTCTGTCAAAGTATTCAAAACTTGACATATATTGCCAATCATCTATTACTAGATTTTTAATATGAGGCATTTTATCATTAACATGCATCATAGCTTTAATAATCCCTGCAGAAGACGACACTGGTGTCATATTTCCTTTTTGATTATCTTTACTAATTGCTGTATAATTCTTTTTCCACCCTTTAAATGGTAAAGGTTTATTTGCAATGTTAATAATAAATGTCTCTTTAGGATCTAAATCCCTAATTGCTGTTGATTTACCTGACCCGGAGTCAGCTATAACTAATACTGATTGTGCCATTATTTATTTAATTTTTGATTTATACTTAATAATGCTCTTTCAATTCCAATAAGAACATCTACTACACTTCTTTCATCTGGATTAGTTAGATTAATTGTTTCTTTAACTTTAGATCTATCAGTAATATCATTTATTACTTTAAGATTACTTACAGGTACAATGTGTCTTTCAAATCCTGAACTACTTGTTACTATTTCATACTCTTGATCCCATGTAGGATTGTGTTCTAATAAATACAATGTTCTTTTAGGATCTTCTGAATCATATTCAATACTAACAAACTCTGTATAAATATCTTTATTTTTTTGTAGTTCACTAGGAAAGAATGATACATGTAGTTCATCTTTGCCGGATGGTCTATATGCCATCTTTGGTATATATAAAGCATTTATATTTCCAATTGTTTGGAAATAATCTTCATGCTCTTTTTTTAATTCTAATACTTTGGTTTTTCTTTCTTGTGGTGTCATATTATCTTGATTCTTGTTGAGGTGGTGTATCCATCTCAGTTATTCTCATATTTTCAAACTCTGCTTTGAAGAAACTCATTCTTGTATCACCATTTCTTGCTTTAAGAAAATGTAATACTAATGTTCTTTCATCTTGTATTATATATTTATCAGGACCATAGTATCTAATCTTTTGTTTAGCAGGCCGGTTAATACCTATTAAAGTATCAGCATGTTGTAACATTGCATCTGAACCAAATATATCTGATTCTAATACATAGTTACCATACTTACCGTTAGTTGCTCTATCTGGATTATCTATGTTCCTATTTAATTGTGATAAACATATAAACATACAAGGATATTTACGTTTAACTTCAGTAAAGAACTCACCTAATTCAAATAACATATCTAATCTATTATTTTGATAAGGTGCTCTTTTAACAAGAATACTATGATCTAATGTGATAATAGTTTTCTTTTGATGTTGATTCATATAGATGTCTACTTGATCTCTCATTTGATTTACTGTCATTGGTGTGCTAATAATATCAACAGGACTTTTAACCCTATCTTTAGCATATGTATGACATTTATCAAATGTTTCTCTAGTAAGTTGATGTCCTGCACTACATAATTCTTTATAGGTTTTACCTGTTAAAGAACTAAATTCTCTTAATGCTGATGTTCTACCTACCATTTCAAATTGAAATTCAAGTACTCTATAATCTTCTTCAGGATTTAGAATGAATGACTCACGTATTATTTGATCTTTAATCAAAGTTTTACCTGATCCTGGTCTACCACCAATCACAGTTAGAGTATTCCATTCTAATCCATCAGTTACTGCATCATTAAACTTAGGCCATGGAGTTTGTATAGATTTCTCTTTACCACTCTGCCTAGCTAACATATATTTCAGTGCTTCATTAAATGACTGATATTGTCCGTCCCATGCTGGTTTAACTTGACTCATACTACTTTTTCTTTAAAAGGTTGTGTGTCTTCAAGTGTTACACCATCACGGATCATATCACAATAATCAGCTAATTCTGAATGCTTTACTTTATTTTTATCTGATTTACATATAAAATATTGACTTGTTTTCATATACATAAATTCTTTTTGTTCATATTCTCTTATATATAAAACAGTAGCGTGTACTACTTCTTCCCATGTATAATCATATGTTTCAAAGAACCATCTAAATGCATTTTCTAAAGTCTTTACATTTTGTCTACCAGGTTTACCACTAGGTAGTTTGCCTGCAGGAAAAGCTTCTCTATACATTTTAAGCATTTCAGTATATTCTTTGCCTAATAGTTGTTTAGATGTTCTTTTCTTTGCTACATTAAAATAATTAGTGTATTTAGCACAAATTCTTTTAGCCTTTGCAGTTAATGTAAACTTGGGCTTTTTATATACTAACAATCCTAACTCAATTAATGTTGTTGCATCTTCTTTCTTATTATCTATAGGAAAGGAAATGCTATTCTTCACTCCGTATAAGAGAAGTAATTGGTTCGGTGTAAGTTTGTCTTTTAATATCTTCTGGAATAGTTCTAACATAAATTTTCATATTTTCTTTAAGCTTTTCATAAGCTTCACAAACTTGTGGATCATTTATTTCTAATAAACCTTCTACTTGTTTAATGCTATGTATAACGCTTGCATGATGTTTTTTTATATATTTACCTGTGTATTGTAATGTAAAACCTAATTGGTTACACATATAACAAAAGATTTGTTTAAATATTACAAATTCTCTTCTTCTACACTCTTTTGCCAAGGATCTACGTCCTTTAAATTCAGGATACAATTGTCTCATTGTTCCTAGTACTAATTTCTCAAGTACTTCTATAGTTTTAATCTGATATGCTTCTTTCATTGCAACTATCTCATCTTCCCATTGTCTTACATTGACAATCACATTAGATTTATCACTTATTAATATATTTAAATTTTTACTGTATTTTGACTCAAATTCAATTTTAAACTTTTGAATTTCATTAGTCATTTCTAAAATATCTTCTTTGAACATTTGTTGGTTCTTTAAAGGTTTACAAATATAAGAAAATTATATTTCTTATTAGTTTTTTTATTAGTTTTTTATCTCTATATTTGTCACATAATATTATAATTTTAATCATCATGGCAAAAAAGAAAAAAATAGATAAGGAAAAAGAAATCCCTAGTGTAGAATCAGCAAAACAAGGTCAAGTAAAAGAAGCAGTTGACTTTGCTGAAAAGTATTTAACACAAGAACAAATAGATGATCTTGAAAAAGTTAAAGATCCATATATGGCTGCAGATGAAAAAGCATGGAAAGAGTTAAGACAAAAACAATTAGATATTAAAAACTCTGATGTTTATAAAAATAAAACTTTTTTTGTTCCTACTCAAGCTATGGTGAATGTTCCTTTATCAGGTATGTTTAAACAAGCTATTGAAGATACATTAAATTATGTATTTAGCACTGTAGATAAAGAAGATCTTATTGTAAGTATGTTAAAAGTTCAAGGAGGTTTTAAAGATTTAAAACCTGAACAAATTAAACCTGTTGATATGGCTATTTGGACATTATTAAATCTTATTACTGAAATTAATTTTCAAGCTCAAGAACAAGGTAAACTTATTAATACTGATGATCAATTTGGTGATAATATATCAGATATGATAGATAGAATGAATTCTGATCCAGAATGGAAATTTGATGCAAAAGAATTAGAAAAAATTAATAAAAATTATAAAGAAACTGTACCAGGTGCAACTGAAATTAATTTTGATAAGGATGGAAATCCAGGTATTAACGTAGATTAATACCTGAAAAATCACCTATTTCAATTAATTCTTGAATTACAAGATTTAATTCCCCCTTACTACATTTGGCAAAAGATTTGCAGTACTCTGACCCCCGTTTATTAATACAGAGTCCTGCTTTTCTTTTGACTTGTAGCTTCATTTCACCAAAAGTATATCCTATATTATTTGCTACTTGTCTAATCATAGCATGAATCTTTGCAATTTGTGCTGCAGATCCATCATCACTAGATATACTTGCAAATATTTCTACTTTCATACCTTCAGGTATTTCTTTAATCCAACTTTCATAAAGAGTTCCTTTGGCTTTTATAGTGTGAACGAGTTTACCGTCCACTTTTTTTAATATTGAGAAAAAGTTTTGTTTCATGCTGTTAATATTATTACAATCATAGCCACTAATAAACCTATTAAAACACCAAATTTTAATAATGATTTAATATCTTTATCAGCTTCTTTAGCTTCTTCTTCCCATTCTCTTAATTCCTTATCATTCATGTATTAAACTTTTAATTTTATTAAACTTCCAACCACTATCACTTGGACAATGTTTTGTTGTTCCACAAGATGATAATGCAAATAATAATAATATTCCAATTATCATCAATATTATAATATTTCTCCAATATTGGTATGTTTCAAATCTTTTCATATCTTATAAATTTTCATGTTCTTCTGTTATTTCTTTTTCTATTTCATACATAACATCTGGACATAGTTCATAAAAGAAACTAGACATATCAACTGGTTCATCAGTAGATGCATTAATTTCATCATTCCATAAATAAACTCCAATTACTTCAACAGTAGATCCTGTACCAGGATAATCATATGTAGCTGGTTCAGCTGGTATATATTGGTATTCTATATCTAGATCCCATTCATTTATCTTCTTTGTATAATTTTTCAACATTTTCTTTGTATTCTTTTTCTTTTAGTATTTTTTTTAGATATTCCGCTGGAGTTCCCTCCCATTTTTCATTCTTCATTTGAATGAAGATATTTTTCATTTTTGCCATTTCTAAATTCATTTAACTTTAATCTTGCAGGAATTACTCTAGTTAAGTTACAAACACTACAGCATCTTCCTTCTTTGTTATATAAGGGCAACGGATTGTGTCCGTGCCCTTCAATTTCATCTTTACATAAACAACATCTTTTCATTTTTCATATGGATTAAAATATTTAACTTTATCTGAATCAAATGTAGCTAATGCTGCACCTACCCATTTAATATCTTGTGTGTTTTTATAACACAGTATATGGCAAGTAGCTGTTTGATCAGGATTAAGTCTTAGTAATCTACCAATTCTTTGTGCTGACTTACGCTCATTGCCATATGCATGCATTATAATACCTTGTTTTAAATTAGGTATTGTTACACCTTCACTTAATTGTAATACACAAGACAGCTTATCTATTCTACCATCACTGAATAATTGTAAGTTATCTTCTGATGTACTATTTTTAGAATGAAAGCTGTGGTTACACATTCTATCCGCTTGTGCTTGTGTATTAGCAAAGACAATACATTGATCTCCAATATTTCTCATCAAACCTTTAGCATATGCTTCTTTGGTTGGATAATCCATCATGGCTTTCATTCTCATAATAGATAAGAATTGTCTTTGTTTAGGTGTTTGAGCATCTCCCAATGCTCCTGTAAAGTATTGATAATCAGCTAGTTCTGAAGTATACCATGTTCTTCCATCTTTAGCAGATTTCTTAACATTTTTTACTTTAGATAGTTCTAATTCATGTACTATAATTTTATAATCATTAAGTATATCATTATCAGCTGCCTGATCTACACTAAATGTATATCTAACAGGACAATATCTATTAACCATTTTAAGTTTCTCTCCTGATTTAGGTGGTGTACCGGTTAAACCTAGTATTCTACCTTTAAATTCATTTAAAAACTCTTCATGATTTTCTAATAAACTATGACATTCATCTAAATAGACTGTATCATAATCATTTGCTCTCTTTTTATTTAATGATAAATATGTTGTAAACTCTATATGTGGTAATAAAGCTGCTTTATTCATTAAATTTATTTCATTGATCCATGAGTCTTTAACAGACCATTTTGGAACAACAACTAAAACTCTTGTGAAAGCATCAAAGAGTTTTTCTAAATGATATAGTGCAATTCTAGTTTTACCAACACCCATTGATATTGCTAGTGTGCCTCTTTCATATTCAAGTGCTTTAGCCAAAGCCTTAAGTTGTACTTCTTCTCTTGTTATGTCTTTCACTTCCATTAGTTTAAACTTATATTATTATCTTTTAATAATTTATATACTGTGGAATTTATTCTTATGTGATCTATATCTTCCATTTTTTTTATTATATCTTGATATCTAGATGGTAATTCATCTAAATTCCATTCTTTTTCATCTTCTGTTAACATATTTAAAGATATTCGTTCTAATTCATCTTCATCAATTTTTCTCATATCATAATGATTAACTTCATTTACTATTTCCATAAATGTATCCTGATCTATCATTTCAGGATTTTTTGATATTATATGTGCAACTTCTAATAGTTGCTCTGGTCCTAAATTGTTTGCTAAATATTTGAGTAATTCTATCATATTCTACTTATTAAAAATCCTAATTCTTGTGCATCAATTGGATTTGATTCAATCCAATTGTGACAATTTCTACATACTGATAACCAAGTGTTTATATCATTATGATAGATTCCTCTACCTTTTTTATGATGTACTTCACTTGATTTATGAGTGCATCTAGGTAGTGCAGCTTGACACATAGGATAGTTTGTTAAGAATTCTCTTCTTAATTTACTATACTTTGCATCAGTCCGCTGCATTTTCCTAGATTTACTCTTCATTTTAAACTTAAATAATTTTTAGGTAATAATCCAACACCCATAAACTTAACAATTAAATCTTCATAGTTTAATCCAAGTTCTTTTAGTGTCATTTTGTTCTTATAATCAGGTAAGTATTCAAATGGCATTTCATATAACCCTTTGCCAAATTCTGATTTAGCAAATATACGAAATATTGGTTGAATTTGTTTATAAGAAACAAACTGTTTAAGTTCATTAATAATATTTTGAGACCTTTTCCATACTTTAGTAATCCTTCTCTTCTTGTCCCAATGCATTTTAGCAACTTCTGCTTGATTATACATCTTTAATCCATGTAAAACTCTTTTAAACATAAAATGTTGTCTTGGATTTAGTTTTGTATAATTAATTGGTTCAGTTATTGTTGATGCTATTGTTTGATATTCAGATAACATACCTAAGTATTCATATCTATCTCTTCTTTGTTCTAATTTTATTTGGTTTGCTTGTAGTTCTGTAATCATGGGTTATTATATTAAAGGGTTTATATAAAGAAAAAAGGGCAACCGATTCCGGCTACCCCTCTTTCAATGAACAATTTAATTAAAAAGATGTGAGGTAACAAAGTCCACATCTAATCAAATCAAGTGTGATCAGTTAAGGTTGATCATTCCTATAATTCAAAAGTTTCATCTTCCATTACCACTTCTTCTTCTTGTTGTGGCTCTTCAATCTTCTCTTTCTTTTCAGATTTAACTTTCTTTTCAACTATTTTATCTATGTTTGTAGCACTACCATCACTATTTGCTTCTCTAATAGCATCACCATTAGTATGAGCAACTAGTGTGTCAGTAGCATTTTCATCCATAGAATAAAATGTCTTTCTATAAATAGGTTCTCCATGTGCACAACAAACTATACCAGTACTACCTGCCATTTTTAGATCTCTATCAGGATCAGTAGTATTAAAAGGATCAGTTTGTTCTCTTACAACAATATTTCCAGGAAGATTTTCCTTATTTTCTAGATTTAAAGCTTGTAAATCATCTACAGTACCATGTATTAAAGTACTTAATTGTTTATTGTTTACCCAGCCTTGTGTGTTGAATAAAACTTTATTTTGAGTTAATCTAACATGTCCAAATTCAGGATTAGTTTTAGATACTCTTATTACATTACCTTGCTCATCGCGAGCAATAGTAACTCTTGCATTGTTTTCTGCCATCTGTAAAATTATTATTGGTTATTAAATAAATTGATTATGTATCATCACGATGAAAATATTCATCATTTCTGATATCATCTTTTGGTATTTCATCAATACCAGGTTCATACTCTTGTGGAATCTCAGGTTTTTCTATTTTTTCCTTTTTAGATTTTTCAAGAGCTGATTTGTAAAATGGATTCTTTACTTCTGAACTGTATGAGTTATCTAATCCATTCAAATCTCTTAGCTCATCATCTGTTAAATCCAGATATTGTTCTAAGGTCATTTCTATTATACGGCCATTAGGAAGTTGATAAATCATAGCACAAAAGTATATTATTTTATCTATTTATACTAGTCATATAATGTGACCAGTTAATAAATAAAGTAGATATATAGCTATGATAGTTTAATTATTTTACCATTTCTCTGTAAATAGCCTTTATTTTTTAATTCTTTGAGTTTTCTATCAACAGTTCTTGTACTAACATCACATAAATCAGCAATAGTTGCTATTGATGGATAACAAGTTCTATTTGAATTGCAATAAGTAGATACAACTGCATATATACCTTTTGCTTGTAATGATAGTTCAGGATCTGTTACCACATCATGGTTTACTATTCCAAATCTTTTCATATCATATAATTTAGTACACCCACTAGGACTTGAACCTAGAACCTACAGCTTAGAAGGCTGTCGCTCTATCCAATTGAGCTATGAGTGCATAAAAGACTAAGGAAGGACAGTAGCTATAATGTCCCTCCTTAATCACCCACTCAAACAAACAGCCATCACAACTGTTTATTAAACAATACTATATTATGGTATTGTTTGTCCGCCATTGGTGTCGTTATTAACCTAAATTGGTTACCCCATGATTAGGATCAATAACATTAGCTTTCACTTCTTCATCCCACTTGTTAATTTGTTCTTGAGTGATAGTACCAGTAGGTTCAGAGAACTTTTCTTTAGTATATTCTTTATACTTATTTATTCTTTGAACTTGCTCTGATCTTCTTTCTATTTCTGCATTTTTCTTTGCTTCAATCCATTCAGCTGTTTGAATTTGTTGAAACAAATACATTATTACGGTAATTGTGAAACCTACATTTGTTGTATATATTTCAAAAGCAGATATAGGTGCAATTACTGATGCGATAGTAAATATTATCATAGTTGTTAAAAATGTAGCACCTACAGGTAGGATAAACATTAACATCATTGATAATGGATTGTTTGTGTTAAATATTTTTTTCATGTTTGTTTTAGTGTTAAGACACCACCTATTTAAAGTTAATATTTGAGTGATTTAATCAGTTTACTCTGTTAGATTTGAATAGTTTGTCATCATATTCAGGATTACGCTGTTGCAGTATATACCCCTTATACTACTATGAATACAGCCTTTCTATAATTTAAACAGTTTATTCTGTTAGATGTAGGACCTCCCTCACGTCATTTGGATCAATGATTACAGGTGATCAAACCTAACCAAAGATAGGTGAGTTACGGTCCAATAGTAAAGAGGACCATTACAGTCCTCTTTTATATTTAGGTGATATAAAACCTCTTTGTTCATCTTTTAATCTTGAAGTTTCTTCACGATATTTCATAAAGTCATTGAAGTTCATACCTGCTTCATCCCAACAAAGATCATTTAGTTTACTAAATACCTTTTGAATATCCTTTAAATCTTTATCTAATCTAATTTTTTTTATTTCTTCTTGAATTGTCATATCATTTAATTTAAGTGGTTATTAATTCTTTGAGTTGCGGTTACTATGTCTCTTATCCTATAGAGAGAGAACATAAAGACTATAATAGTGTAGTAAGACAAAGAGCATACGTCAGATTTAGAATCACTACACTAGTTATAGCTATATTATATATTATGGTGTTAACCATTATATCTTGTGGTGTGAAGTGGTAATATGTGGTAAATAAGATGTCACATTCACTCACTTGCACATGCATTTTTAATTCAGGGAGCAGAAAAATAAAAAAAATAACTGGCGTTATTAATAATAAGTGGCATTACTCTTCCTGATCCTATAATATCCCACAGACTGCTTACATCATCCGCTGTTACCTGGTGATTTATCACAGTCTTGTTGAGTGGGTTTATTATCACTAACTTGTCCGGTTATTTATAGACCAGAAAAGGAAGACTATTTAGTCTTTCCTTTAGTGTCAGTACTGATGTACTTAGGATCAAGTTCTACATAGAACAATCCAGTAGGGATTCCGTTAGGAAACTCTTTGGATTTTTCTTCAAGTAGAACTGGAACATTAGAGAGACGAAGATGAGGAACAAGGCTGTCCTTTGGTAAAGCCTTATACTCTTCAAGTTTCTCTGTTGAAGGAATGAAGACACCAAATTTTATATTTGTTTGTCTTCTGATTAATTCAACAGTTCCATCAGGATGTGTGAATTTATCAAATTCCATCATTCCTGTTTTCATAATAATACACTTGTTTTTATTCTTATGTGTGAACATATTTGTTTTAGTGGTAAGTAACACAACCTATTAGTTAACATATGGGGGGACTATCCCCACCATAAATTCACCGGGGAGCAGAACAGTAAAACCCTCTCAGAATGTTAAACACATAACTTTTGGATTACCGGGGGACTTTTTGTATATTATATAGTATAGGGGGGATCCTTTACGGAAAGGCCCCAGATGAAAAATTAAAATTTTATATTATGCCTTATAACTTACATAAATCAGGAAAAAAATTTAGAAGTAGAAATGGCTTAGTTAGATACGGACGTGGTGGCAGACGTAGATTACCTAAAGCAAGTAGGGGTCAATTTCGTGATGACGTATATGGTGATTCTAATCTTAGCTCAGCTGCTGGTAATATAGATGCTGCTGGATATAACGTAGATGCTGGTCTTTCTCATTGGGAAAGCACGGGGGATTTATATGGTTCGTTTACAGCGGCAGGTTATGATCTAGGTAATCAAGCAGGTGCTCCAAATGCAGGAAGAGGTAATACTACTCCTTATGCAGGTTCTGGAGTTAACAGCGGAAGTGCTTGGCAGAATCAATGGTTAGCAAATCAAAAAAGGAATCAAAAACTTTTGAGTAAGAAAATGCTTATGAGTAATAGAAATAACGCAAAGAATCGTCAAATCATGGAAAGATCTCACGCTTTAAAAAATCAATCAAGTAGATTTCATAGAGTATAAAACTTTTAAATTAAAAAAATGTCAAAAGAAAACGAAGACCATAAAGATTTGGACATGTCCATAGAAGAAAAGATGGAATATGAAAACTATATAGTTGAACAAGCGTTTGAAAACTCATATCAAATTTTAACTAAAAAATCTACATTTGAAGATTTACTAGATAAAAAAATGGAGTATGGAGTAAAAGCTATAATGATTTATAATCCTGAAGAAGATCCAGATGAAGATGTTTATGATGATATAATATATTATTATGAGGATCTAGAAGAATATGAAAAATGTGCAGAGCTTTTAAGTATTAAACAAAAAGTATTTGAAGATGTATAATTACAATGCAAAATGCGTAAGAGTAGTAGATGGTGATACTATTGACGCGGAAATAGATCTTGGCTTTGATGTTAAGGTTAAAAAAAGAATCAGATTAGCTGGTATCAATGCACCAGAATCCAGAACTAGAAATAAAGTAGAAAAGAAATTAGGGTTAGCTGCAAAAGAAAGATTAATTGAAATGATGGATGGAGCTGCTAACTGCTTTGAGCTAGAATCACAAGAACTTGGTAAATATGGTAGAGTTCTTGGTAGATTACATATAGATAAAATAGCAGGTAGAGATGTATTAACTAAAGTTTGCGTAAATGACTGTCTCGTAAAAGAAGGTCATGCCGTTGAATATGACGGTGGCAAACGCTAAATAAATAATTATGGCACAAACAGAACCTAGAGAAGAAGCAATAACTCAACAAAAAGTATTAATAAACAGTGATACATTGATTGAAGCAACAGAATTTATTTTTAAATCTATGGCAAGATCAAGAGGCGCTGCTGGAAAAAGCAGTTTTCTAGTAGAAGGTTGGGAAGAAGGAGGACCAAAACAAGTAAGAGTAACATTAGCTTTAATGAGAGCTTTGTTTAAAGAGAATTTAGATAATGTTGAGCAATTAGTTAGACAACAAGTAGCAAATGGAGATAACGTTATTTCTGTATATGATCCTCCTAAAGATAATCCACCTGGAATAAATCTAGGTAATTGCAGATGCACATGGCCAAGATCCACTGGATTTTGTTTATTTGGAGGATGTTTATTTGGAAACATAAACATTCAAAAACGCTCAGGGGATTTAACATTTACATTTAATATATAGTTTATGAATATATTTAAAGATGACAACAATTGGAATGAAAAAGCTATAATAGGATTTGTAGCTTTTATAATAATGTGTATAATAATGATAGCTGATCTTGCCACTGGTTGGTATGGTTATGATCTTGTTATAAATGAATTTGTATATGACTCATTTGTATGGGTTGTTCTTGGCTGCTTTGGTATAAGTGGTGTAGAAAAGTTCGCTAAAAAATAAATATGAATAAAGATAAAACACCTCCAAAAGGAGCTGTTAGATTTTCTTTAACTCTGTCACCTGAACAAAAGAAGGCAAAAACTGAAATACTAAAGCATCCTTTTAATTTTATAGTAGGTAAAGCAGGATCTGGTAAAACTCTATTATCAGTTCAAATAGCTTTGGATTTATTTTTTAAACGTCAAGTTGATAAAATAATAATAACTAGACCTACAATATCTACAGAAGATAACGGCTTCCTTCCAGGATCTGAGAGAGAAAAGATGGAACCATGGTTAGTTCCAATTAGATCTAACATGCGTAAAGTATATAACAAACCACCTATTCTAGAAAAAATGGAAAGAGAAGAAAAAATTGAGTTAGTATCACTAGCTCACTTTAGAGGACGTACATTTGATAATGCAATAGTAATAGTAGATGAGTTCCAAAACTTAACTAGACCGCAACTAGCAATGGCTATAGGTAGATTAGGTAAAGATTCTAAAATGATATTCTGTGGAGACTCTTATCAAATAGACCTTAAAGATAAAAATCATTCAGCATATCATGATATGGCTAAATTAGTTGAATCAGATTATGTACATAAAGCATTATTAGAAGATAATCATAGACATGATGCAATAAATAACTTATTAGAACTATTAAACGGATATCACTAATGAAAAAAATATATAAAAGTTTCTTAACTGAAGAAGATAAAAAATATTTAGATGTATTTAAAAACGGAGGACAAAGACCTGTAAAAGGTTTTATTGATAATAAATTAGTAAAAAAAATTATAAATAAATTATCTGAAGATTTTAAATTTGAAATAAAAGATGAATCATACTTATTACTTGAAACAAGACCTCAAGGGCACGGTTGGCATATGGATACAGGAACAAGCAATCACATGCCATGGTGTCAAGTAGGATCAACAATATTAATAAAAGATAGTGCAACAGGGGGTGATACATATTATGCAGATGATGAAACAGGTAAAAATAAGATTAAAGTAGATAGAGAGGTTGGTGATTTATGTGCACATACTTCAGATGAGTGGCATATGGTTGATGCTAATTCTGGTCAAAGACAAGTTCTACTAATGTTCTTGTAAAAAAAAATCCTTAAACTTTTTTTATTTAAACTTTTTATATATATTTGCCATAGTTATTAATTTAAAATTTATAAAAAATGGCAGAAGAAACTGTAAATCCAACTGAACTTTCAAAAGAAGAATTAGCTGAAAGAAGAAGAGAAATTAAAGAATATTATGAAGATAATATACCTTCTCTTAAAGTTCAATTAGAATATGAAACTATCTTAAGAGATATTGAAAAAGCACGTGCTGAAAGATTACAAGCACAAATGTTTGTAGCTCAAACAATGGCAGGACCATCTGAGTCAGATGATATGCCACAAGATCCAAGATCTCAAGGTAAAGTAGCAGCTGAACAAATGAAAGCTCAAATGAAAATGCAAGCTGAAGCAGCTATAAATACTGATAAAAAAGCAAGAACTCTAAAAAAAGCTAAATAATGATATATACTAGAGATCAAATAGAGGAATCTATAAAACAATTAGATTATAAATACTTTAAAACAGGAAATTATAATCTGAATATAATAGGTATTAGAAATGCTTTATCAAAAAATAAAGTTACTAATAAATTTGATGATACTATGACTCTATCTTATAAGAATGCTGCAGGTGTATGGCAATTTCATACTTTTGATTGTACAACAGATCCAGGAACACATTGGGTTGAAAATACATTATCAGATAAAGGAGTTGCTATACTTAAACCAGGTCAATATAGAAGCAGTCATATTATCAGAAAGCATCAAGGTAGATATGAAGCTTTAGGTCAACATAAACCTGTTAAAGTTTATAGAGATAACAATAGAGATCACAATTATGATCTTGATGAAAAAACTATTGAAGAAGGAATTTTTGGTATTAATATACATAGAGCAACTAAATATGCTGGTAAAAAATCTACACAAATAGATAAATGGTCAGCAGGTTGTCAAGTAATAGCTTCTAATGATGATTGGAAATTATTTATGAGTATATGTAGAAAAGCAAGAGTTGAATGGGGAAATAGTTTTACTTATACATTATTAGACAGTAATCAAATTATTACATCATGGCTATAGTTAATAGAGTAGACAAAAGAGTTAAAATGAGTAAGGATGAGATAATCAAATATCAAATCCTTACTTACTGCTTTATTAATAATATTCAAATAAGCATTTCTGATTTAAAATGTTTAACCGTATTAGCAAAAATTGAATCAAGTGAATTAACTGAATTTTGTAAGTTAATATCAGGTAACGGTATTTTTAAAAGTGCACAATCATGCAGAAACGCATTATCTAAATGTGAAAAAAAAGGTTTAATAATTAAAGAAGGAAATAATAAAAAAAATATAAAACTAAATTCTAATATGAATTTACAAACAAAAGGTGTAATATTATTAGATTATAAAATATTAAGTATTGAAACCAAAGAATCCTAAAGAGTTTTATGAAGATATTGCAAAAGAAGTAGAAGTTCATAAAGATGTTGTGAATGATTTTGTTGCTTTTTTTTATGCTAAGTTTAGAAAAAACCTTTCAGAATTAAAAGGACCAAAAATAATTTTACCAGGTTTAGGAACATTTGCTATTAGAAAGAAAAAATTAGAAAAAGCAATAAAAAGAAATAAAGACATTTTAGGTAATTTAGAAAAAATGACTTATAAAGGTTATGAAAAGTTTGTTCCTGTTAAGAATAAAGTTATAGAAATGGAAAAAGCTTTAGAAGGAATAAATAATAATATAAAAGAAAAAACTAAATTTAAAAATGAAAATAAATAAAATTTTAAGCGCATTAGGTAATGTAGATAAAATTGCAGAAGGCATTAAAAATAATATATTTAAATCAGAAGAGGTTGAACAAATTGCTAAAATGAGATGGGCAACATGTAAAAAATGTGATCTATTAGATGAAAAAGGTACAACATGTGCAGTTGGAGGAACTCAACCATGCTGTTCAGATTGTGGATGTAGTTTAGCTTTAAAAATGAGATCATTGTCTTCTTCTTGCCCTAAAGAAAAATGGAAAGCAGTTATGCCACAAAAACTAGAAAATAAACTTGTTAATCAACTTATGGAAAAAGATAGATTAAAACACATAGAAAAATTAAAAAAACTGAAACAGGAATATAAAAATAAAAACAATGACAGTAATATTTAAAGAAGACGGTCATATATATGAAAGTCTAAATGAAGACTTAACTACTGATAATATTAAATGGACTAGTGTAACTAGTTTTGTAGGTTTATTTAAACCTAAATTTGATGCAGAAGGTCAAGCAAAAAAGTCATCTAAAAATAAAAGATCTAAATGGTATAGCATGACACCAAAAGAAATTTTAGATGCATGGAATGGAGAATCTGAAAGAGCTATTGAATTAGGTAATTGGTACCATAATCAAAGAGAAGAAAATCTTTGTGAATTTAAAACAATAGAAAGAGAAGGTGTAGAAGTTCCAATAGTAAGACCTATAGTAGATGGAAGTGGTACAAAAATTGCACCAGATCAAAAGTTAAATGATGGTGTATATCCAGAACATTTTGTTTATCTTAAATCTTTAGGTATATGCGGGCAAGCAGATCTTGTTAGTATAGTAAATAATAAAATAAACATTATTGACTATAAAACTAATAAAGAAATAAAAGAAAAAGGTTTTAAAAATTGGGAAGGTATTACATCTAAAATGTATAAACCTGTTAGTCATCTTGATGATTGTAATCTTAAACACTATAATTTACAATTAAGTCTATATGCTTATATTATTAAAAAACATAATCCTAAACTTAAGGTAGGTGATTTACAAATACAACATGTTACATTTGAAAAAGAAGGTGAAAATAAATTTGGTTATCCAATAACAAGATATAATGATCAAAAAGAACCAATAATAAAAGATATTAAGATATACAATTTACCATATCTTAAAAGTGAAGTACAAAGTATAATAAAATGGTTAAAAGATAATCCACAATGCTAATAAAATTATTTGACATACAAAACAATAAAGTTGTTCCAACAGAACATTGCTATACATTAAAGTCTTTAAAGACTATTATGGATAAATATCCAGATACTTATTTATCTATATATCAATATGTATTTTATATGACATGTCCAGATCCAGATTTAAATCCTTTTTTTAATCTTCCAGAACATGAAAAAGAAGATCTTATCATAGAAGAAATAGGATTTGAAGAATCATCAGAAGATGGAGCTATAAGACATGCTATAGATACATGTAAAGAATTATATGAAACTCCTACTTATAGAGCTTATAAAGGAATTAAGGCCATGCTAGATAGATTAGCTAGATATATGGAAACCACGTCTATTGATCATGGTAGAGATGGTAACTTAACTGCATTAGTTAATACTGCTGCTAAGTTTGATCAAATAAGACAATCCTTTAAAGGAGCATATACTGATATGAAAAATGAACAGCAAAGTTCTGTCCGCGGTGGGCAAGGACTTGCATATGATCAATTATAAATTTAAAAACTAATTAATATGGCAACAATAAGACCAGTAGGAGATAGAATCTTACTAAAGCAACATAAAGCAGAAGAAACTTATGGTAATACAAATATCTATGTTCCTGATTCACATAAAGAAAAAGAAGATAGAGGAACAGTAGTAGCAATAGGTGATGATGTAAAAGGAATATTTGAAGGAGAAATTGTACTCTTCAATCAATTCATTCAACCCGTAAAAGTATCTCATATGGATGAAGATCATATTCTTCTAAGACAACAAGATATATGGGCAATACAGGATGTATAAAACTATTCCAACATATAAAAAAGGAAAGTGGGAAACTACAAATTTTGAAACAATAGATGATTTTAAAAGATTTTTAGTTACACTATTTAAAGAACCAGGGCAGTATCAATTTGATGAGACTGCTCTGTTATTTAATGAAGAAGCTAATAGATTTAACAGAAATGGATTTTATTGTGATAAACCTTTTAGATCTAAAGATTTTAACACATATTGGGAGGATCAAAAAAAGAAATGTAGAGATGGAGTTATATATATAGGTAAAAGTAATACTTGGTATTTAACTAGAGATTATTATATGTGGTTAAACTTTTTACCAATTTTTGATAAAGAGGAAAAGAAATATGGATTTGCAAAAATAAGAGATGCTCAATATCATATGGCCTTATATGAAATATTAGCAGAAGTACATCACAAACATGTAGCTATTCTTAAAAAAAGACAGATAGCATCTTCTTATTTTCACATGGGTAAAATTATAAATCAATTTTGGTTTGAAGAAGGATCTATATGTAAAATAGGAGCATCACTTAAAGATTATATAAATGATAAAGGATCTTGGAAGTTTTTAGATGAATATAAAACTTTTCTTAATGAACATACTGCTTGGTATAGACCTTGTACACCAGAGAAAGTTTTATTATGGGAACAGAAAATTGAAGTTAGAATAAATAATAGAAAAACTAATAAAGGTTTAATGTCTAAAATACAAGGTGCGTCTTTTGAAAAAAACCCAACAACAGGTGTTGGTGGACCTTGTACTTATTTCTTTCATGAAGAGGCTGGCATTGCTTCTAAGATGAATCAAACATATGAATATATTAGACCCGCAATGACATCCGGTATGATGACTACAGGTATGTTTATTGCTGCTGGTTCAGTGGGTGATCTTGATCAATGTAATCCTTTAAAGGAATTTATATTAAATCCAGAAGCAAATGATATATATGCAGTAGAAACGGATCTTATGGATGAAAAAGGTGGTATTGGAATAGCAGGATTATTTATACCTGAACAATGGTCAATGCCCCCTCATATTGATAAATATGGAAATTCATTAATTGAAGACGCATTAAAAGCAATTATTGATGAAAGATCTCAATGGCAAAAAAAATTAGCACCAGAACAATATCAATTAAGAATATCACAAAAACCAATAGATATTGCAGAAGCTTTTGCATATAGAAAAGAAGCTGTTTTTCCACAAGGAGTTCTTAAAAAACAAATAAAAAAAATAGAAGAAAAAGAATACTCTTATGAATTTATAAAATTAGAAAGAGATCAAGATGGAATACAAGCTACTAGAACAAAGAAACTTCCTATATCAACATTTCCAGTAAAAAAGAAAATGGATGATAAAACAGGAGCATTAGTAGTATGGGAAAGACCTGTTAAGAATCCAAAGTTTATGATGTATTATGCATCTATTGACCCTGTGTCAGAAGGTAAAACAACAACGTCAGATTCTTTATGTAGTATATTTGTTTACAAGAATGCTGTTGAGATTACAAGACAAACACCAGATGGTCCAGAAACATTTGTAGAAAGAGATAAAATTGTAGCAGCATGGTGCGGTAGATATGATGATATTAATAAAACACATGAACAATTAGAACTTATAATAGAATGGTATAAAGCTTGGACACTTGTAGAAAATAACATATCATTATTTATACAACATATGATTGCTAGGAAAAAACAAAAATACTTAGTGCCAAAACAACAAATAGTATTTTTAAAAGATCTAGGATCTAATCAAAATGTTTTTCAGGAATACGGTTGGAAAAATACAGGAACATTATTTAAAAGTCATCTCATATCTTACGCAATAGAATGGATAAGAGAAGTCATAGATGAGGATTTAGATGTTAATGGAGAAGTAATAAAACAGACATTAGGAGTAGAAAGAATTCCTGATAAAATGTTGTTAACAGAAATGCTTGAATACTTTCCTGGACTCAATGTAGATAGGCTTGTAGCATTTTCTGCATTAATAGCATTTGCAAAGCTACAACAAGCTAATAGAGGGTATTTAAAGCACAAAGAGAAGGATAAGTCAGCAGATAGCTTGGAAAAGTCTAAAAATTTGTATAAATTATCTAGTAACCCTTTTAAAAATTTAGGGAGGAATAGACGTACTATGAAAAGTAAAAAATTTATAAAATCACCATTTAAAAATATAAAATAATGTGGACATCTTCAATGACAGTAAATAATATAACTTGGCAAACTACTTCCACACTTAGTAAGTTTACTTTTTTCTATTCTATAAAATCTAAATAATATGAGAGTACTTAATGCCTTACAATTAAAAAAGGGAGCAAAAGCTGATACTAATGGTTATCCTAGTGGTTTAAGTCTTACACAACCTGTTCAGTTTTTGTCTGTTAAACAAAAAAATGATGATTGGGCAGCATGGAATTTAGACTGGTTAGAGAATCAAGGAATGGATCAATTAAGAATGAACGCACGTAAAGTTCTTAAAAATTATAAATTAGCAAAAGGTATCATAGATAAAACTGATTATGTTGTTGAACAAGATAATGAGTATAAAGATATCATGGATGTTTTAACAGAAGAAGATAGCACAGCATTAGAATTAAAATTTTATCCAATTATTCCAAACGTAATAAATGTTTTAACAGGTGAGTTTTCTAAAAGATTTTCAAGAGTTCAATTTAGAGCTGTAGATGATCTATCATATAATGAAATGATGGAAGCAAAAAGATCTTTGGTTGAAGAGAATTTATTAACAGATGCTAAAATTAAAATATCTCAAGAACTAGTAAAATTAGGAGCTGATTTAAACAGTGAAGAAGCACAAAAAGAATTACATCCTGAAAAATTAAAAACACTTCCGGAAATAGAAGATTTTTTTCAAAAAGATTATAGAAGTTTAGTAGAAGAATGGGCTCATCACCAATTAAGAGTTGATGAAGAAAGATTTAAAATGCAAGAACTTGAAGAAAGAGGGTTTAGAGACATGCTTATTTGTGATAGAGAGTTTTGGCATTTCCGTATGATGGAGGATGATTATGAAGTAGAGTTATGGAATCCAGCATTGACATTCTATCAAAAATCACCAGATACAAGATATATATCAGAAGGTAACTATGTTGGTAAATGTGAAATGATGACAGTATCTGATGTAATAGATTGTTTTGGATATTTAATGAGCGAAAGACAATTAAGATCTTTACAAGAAATACATCCTGCTAGATCTGCTAGATATCAACTAACAGGTTATCAAAATGATGGAACATTTTATGATCCTACTAAATCACACAAATGGAATACAAATTCTCCATCTTTAGGTTATAGACAATTCATGAGTAATTGGTCAGATACACCTAACGGAACAGACATTGTAAATCATATATTAGGAGAAGGTGAAGATATTGCTACATGGGGTGATAGTTCAATGATGAGAGTTACTACAGCATATTGGAAAACACAAAGAAAGATTGGACATTTAACAAGAGTTTTAGAAGATGGTGAAGTACAACAACAAATAATTGATGAAAGTTTTAAAATAACTGAAAAACCTATTTATAATACAAATCTGTTTAAACAAAAAAGTAAAGACAACTTAGTACAAGGAGAACATATAGATTGGCTATGGATTAATGAAGTATGGGGTGGTGTTAAAGTAGGACCTAATTTACCAGCTAATTGGAGAAGTAGTGTAGATGAAAATAATATAAACCCAATATATTTAGGAATAAATAGATCAACACCTGGCAGAATTCAATTTCAATTTAAAGGAGATAACAATTTATATGGTTGTAAACTACCAGTAGAAGGTAGAGTATTTTCTGATAGAAATACTAGATCTACATCTTTAGTTGATCTCATGAAAGCATATCAAGTTGGTTATAATATGGTTAATAATCAAATAGCTGATATACTTGTAGATGAACTTGGTACTGTAATCATGTTTGATCAAAATGCATTACCACGTCATTCTATGGGAGAAGACTGGGGTAAGAACAATATGGCTAAAGCATATGTAGCAATGAAGGATTTTGGTATGTTACCATTAGATACTTCTATAACTAATACAGAAAATGCTACAAACTTTAATCATTATCAGACACTTAATTTAGAACAAACAAACAGATTAATGTCTAGAATACAATTAGCTAATCATTTTAAAAATCAAGCATTTGAGGCTATTGGTATTAACCCACAAAGATTAGGAGGAGAAATAGCTAGACAAACAGCTACAGGAGTACAGCAAGCAGTACAAGCTTCTTATTCACAAACTGAAATGTATTTTATACAACATTCAGATAATCTTATGCCTAGAGTACATCAAATGAGAACAGATCTTTCACAACATTATCACAGTACTAAACCTAGTGTAAGATTAAATTATATATCTAGTGAAGCAGAAAAAGTAAACTTTACCATTAACGGAACAGAATTATTAATGAGAGATTTTAATATATTCTGTACTACTAAAACAAACCATAGAGCAATATTAGATAATCTTAAACAATTAGCACTTACTAATAATACAACAGGAGCTAGCATTTATGATCTTGGAAATCTTATTAAAGCTGATTCAATTGCTGAAGTATCTAAAATTCTTAAAGATGCAGAAGATAAACAAACAGCTCAAAGACAGCAAGATATGCAACAGCAGCAACAAATGCAACAACAACAATTACAAGCTCAAGCTCAAGAACAACAAGCTGAACGCGAGTTTAAAGCATCTGAAGGTGACGCAGACCGTAAAAAAGATCTTATGGTTGCTGAAATAAGAGCTTCAGGATATGGAGCAGGTCAAGATATTGATCAAAATCAACAAAGTGATTTTCAAGATGCAATGGAGGATATGCAGAAAAGAGAAGAGTATCAAGATTCAATGAACTTTAAAAGAGAAGAGGCATCAAGAAAAAATACAATAGATAATACAAAGTTAGAAATTGAACGTGAAAAAATGTCCACACAAAGAGATATAGCTAATACGCAATTACAAATTGCACGTGAAAATAAAAATAAGTATGATGTAAAAAGTACTGAAAAGAAGAAGAAAAAGAAATGATAGCTATATACTACTCAAAAAGTAAAATAGAAAATAAAATTTTATAAGTTTATTATAAAAAAGTTTAGTATATTATTAATGTATAACTATTAAAACCTAAAACCATGGCAGAAGAAAAAACCGTTGAAAAAACAAAAGTTGAAAAAGTAGATGTCAACTTAGATGAAATATTTGGAGGAGCACCTGGTGCTGAATCAGTAACTGTTCCAGACGATGAAACAAAAAAACCAAGCATGTTTAGTAGAAAAGGAGATGTAGATATGTCTTTTGTAGAAACTAAAACTGAAGAATCTAAAGAACCTGAAGAAGAAGAAGAAGTTAAAGAAGAGGAAGCTTTAGAAACTGCAGAAACTAAAACAGAAACTAAAACAGAAGTTAAAGAGCCTGTTAATATAGATGATGTTTTAGGAGTAGAAGAGGAAGAGGAAGAGGGACCTGAACAAAAGAAAAGAGGAAGGAAACCAATAACAGGAGTAGGAGATGTTTTTAGAAAACTGATTGATGATGAAAAACTTTTAGCTTTTGATGATGGAAAAGAGTTAGAAGAATACACTGCTAAAGATTGGCAAGAATTAATTCAAGCTAATTTAGATGAAAGAACAAGAGCAGTAAGAAAGGAAACTCCAAAGCAATTTTTTCAGAGTTTACCTGAAGAATTACAAGTAGCAGCAAGATATGTTGCAGATGGAGGAAAAGATTTAAAAAATTTATTTGGAGCTTTAGCTCAAGTTGAAGAAGTAAGACAAATAGATACAAAGAGTGTAAAAGGACAAGAAAGAATAGTAAGAGATTTTTTAAGTGCTACAGGATTTGGGACGGCAGAAGAGATTGCAGAAGAAATAGACATATGGAAGGACTTAGGTAAGCTTGAAAAACAAGCAACAAAGTTCAAACCAAAATTAGATAAGATGCA